CGTGTTTTCTCATATTGACGGCTGGACGTGAACGTTGTTGCCAGCTCAGCAATAGCGATTCTGTCAAATCCTGGGTCGGGGGCAGTCCTTGGCCGTGGAACGTGATGCCTGCGCGCATAAGCGTCGCGTGCATTCTGCTTGGAGCTACCGAGGTGAACTTTAACTGCGCGTTCTATGGGAACCATTTCCACGTCGTAGCCGACTTGAACATAGGCGTAATCACGCACCATCTCGGGCGCGGCCGGGGCACTGGGCAACATCGGCCGTATGGCGGGCACGGTGACACTGCGGGGTATGTCAATGCTGACACTTGGACACGCCGGAGGAGGGTTGGCAGGGTAACTGTACGGCATGAGGTGGTCAATATCTTCGGTAGACTCATGGATGCAGCCATCCACTTTCATGGCGGCGGAGAACTCGGCCAATTGGACAGCGGCGGGAAGGCTCGGGACACTGGCCAACATGGCACGATACGTGTCCAGGTGTTGTTGGGTGAGGCCATACACATTTGTGATCATCGCCATGGTGGCTGGACAACTTTCATGATGTTTGGAGGTGCCCGCGCGAAAGCTCGCCTCGCGCATATGTCTCGGGGTGGCCTTGGCGGCTATACCAGCTGTGAGAGCAATGGTGCGATCGAGCACGTCAATAATGAATGGCACATGGGAGCAACCCATACGACGGCCTATGGCATCCCAGCGCGATATCTGCTGGTCGGTGATGCTCTCAGGCAAATTGCAATACCAACCAAAGCGGGCGAAGAAACGGCCCAATGCGGGGGCCATAATGCGTTGGCCAGACTTGGTCGGGTAAAACCTACAACCCAAGAAAGTGGCGTGGTCAAGGGCATCGGGACCGGTGAACATGACCGGTTTACCAGAAAGACCAAGCTCGGTGAAGTACTTGCCAAAGTCGAGGTCCAAATAGCGGCGTGGACCAACTGCAATTCCGTCGTCTCCCATGACGGCAATGCGGACTCCGGCATCATAGAGCTCGTCAATAAATGCGTTGATCTCTGGCTCTTTGGCGTGGCGCCACATGGCATAAAGGTGAGCCATACCATTGAGCAAGCTGTTGCCGAGAGACGTGTTGCCATCTCCGGAGCGCCGTGTGCCGTTAAGCCTAACTCTGGTACCGTGGCGATCGGCAGCGATGGTAATGCCCATCTTAGACAGGCAATGGGCGGCTATGCCCTTAACGCCCCACCGCTTATATATATCATACTCAAGCAATAGTAATTCCTTAATGTGCGCGTCATACTTCGAAAAGTCATTGCAAACCACCACGGGGTCCTGACACGTTTCAAACGCACGTTGCAGTGGCCCGGATATCTCCTCCGCGCTCGATCCGCATGCGTAATGGATGAGCTTGTCAGCACGCCAAGCCTTCTTGAGAAAATTGGAGAAGGAGTGTATGGACGGTCCGGTGGCAGCTTGATAAAGTGGGGACCGCCCGGTAATTAGGCGGTTGATGAATTTGTCGGGCCCATTAGGCCCACTGACGCTGAGCATTTCAACCTTGGCGAAGTAATTTGCTTTGTGGAGATCCTCGTCAGTATACGTGCCGGCCTCAATGCACTCGTGGGCTTCTTGAAGATTGCGGCGCATGGTCGCCGTTGGGATATGTTCTAGGAACTGTGCCCAGCTTTCGACCGGCACTGAGCGCCCATCTTTAATGCCCATAAGCCTCTCATGGCAATCACCGGCCATCTTACGTATTTTGATAATAGCTTCAGGGTCAGCGGGTGCCGTGGGCATGGCCTGACGCATGACAATGGCCGCGCCCACACTGAGGCCGCTGCCGGTGGACACGATTGGTTGTGAAGCGGTGGTGTGCAATCCACAGGGGCGAAGCGGGGTGGTGTCTTTGGTCTCCAGGTCACCGAGATCAACAGCGTGGCCATCCCCAATTGGCATGCCACGCAATTGAGCAGGCGTGATCTCCACGCCGTCTAGATGTGGTTCCGTGCCTGGTAGCTTCATCGGCCCATGTGTGATAAGAAGGGTACGGCTGTGATTACTGGACCTGTCGGCGCGGTACTGGCCGATGATCTCTGCCTCACCTTGTGCGAGAACACTGAAGCGTAAGAGGGGGACGTATTTGTGTAAAACATAGGTCAACAAACCAGTCATGGTGGTCTCTATGAGTATGCCAGCACAGGTGCCCAGAATAGGTTCTATCATGGATTTGGCAAGGAACATGGCAGCTTGGAACGGGAAAGTTCCGGCGACAAAATAGGCGGCCGTGCCGGTGACAAGAGCTTTAACTATCTCGTCAAG